GCCGTCACGCTAAATCAATCGACATGGACGTTGCACATCCTAATTGTCATCCTTCATGGAAAGGTTTACCTAAGCCAACATTTATTGCTAGGTTTAAGTATGGATACAAGCCTTATAAATCATGGATTAACTTTCTTGTTAAGAATGTTTATGTAGAACAATATGTCGAACTGGCAGATAAGATTCATCCTAAGCCAGCAATGAGAGCTTTAGGCTACGGAGGTAAATAATTAGTAATAACTGTTGACTTCAAATCAAGAATTTAGGATAATAGTTGTATGTTAAGTAAGGAGAATATTATGAAAAACTTTAAAATTGAAAAAGACTACTATAGCTTTGATAACTTTAATAATAGGACTAGAGAAGAGTGTGAGAAGCCTAATGGTGTTAACACTATGGATGCGTACATGCTAGCTGGTAGGTCTTATAGAGCGCTTGGCAATGACCAGGGGCTATTTACTAACCGCACATACGAAGATGTTGCAAAAAATGCTACTCAAGCATATATTGACAATGACGGAATCGTAAGATGGAAGTCTAATGGTAGAACTCCTTTCGGTGATATGCTACTTGATTTCTTTATCCAAGGTCATATTGATGAAGTGACTATGGTAGTGTCAGCTGTTGCTCAAGAAGAGAGCAATGATGATTTCTGGGACAATGTTGAAGTTGTTAAGTTCAAGTGTCCTGAGACTGGTGAGTCAATGGTTAGGTTTGTGCCTAACGATGAAGCGTTTGTAGAAGATGACAAGTACATCCCTGAGCTTCATAGGAGTGTTGCATGATTGAGTTTTTAAACCAACCGCTGTGGGGTGGAAATGTACAAGGGATAATTGTCGGTACCTTATCAATGATTGTCTTTGCTTATGTAATTTATATCACAATAAAAAAAGATCTGCGTTGACTTATAAATAGTTGGGTAGTATAATTACTACATATCGTTCATCTCGAAAGAGACGGAAGTAGGTAATGGTACCGAAGGAACGCGCTGATTACCGAAAGGTGGGAGGCGTCATGACTAAGTACGAACAAGTGCTCCAAGTTAGAAGAGAAGTTAAAGCTCAGACCAACAAGGGGTATAAGGCGGATACTAAGAAAGTCAAATGTGAGAGTTTACCTCGATACATAAAAGACAATCCTTATTATCCATAACTGTGAGAGGGCTAAGCCCTCTCCTTTGACATCACACACACAGGAGAATATTATGTCAAATAAATCTGGGTACGAGATCCGTGCCGACTTACTAAGTATGGCTCAGTCCATATTATACGAAAACTTACAAAGGAAGATTGATGCAACGTATAATCACAACGACAATCATCCTGATGATAAGAAGCCTTTACCAACTAAATCAATTGATGCGCAAGAGATTATTGCTGTTGCAGCAGAGTTGAATGAGTTTGTAATAGCTAAGTAAACTTATCCTGCCCGTAGCTCAATTGGATAGAGCACAAACCTTCTAAGTTTGGGGTTGTAGGTTCAAGTCCTACCGGGCAGGCCAAATTAAATTTCATGTTGACTTATAACACGAAATAAGGGAAGATAAATACTGTTATGGCACAATCACAACCAAACAATACTAACTTCTTATCACAATTAGGTGCTAAGTTTGTACTGAAAAAAATACCTAACGTAAACTATTTCATACAACAAGTAGCATTACCTTCTGTTGATCTTGGAGAAATACAAGTACCAACACCTTTAAGTAATAGGTTAAAGTATCCAGGTGACTTAGTTACCTATGGTGATCTAGTTATAACATTTAGGGTCGATGAAGATTTGAATAACTATAAAGAGTTATACAATTGGATCTTATCAATGACGCGTGTTGAAGATTTTGAGAACAGCACAGCTTGGGCAAACGAACAGAGTGCCGGCAGTGATGACAGAGTCTTTAGTGATGCAACTTTAACAATACTTAACAGTGCTATGAATCCTAATCAGGAAATATCATTCAAGGACGTTTATTGTTCTTCACTTTCAGACTTACCATTTACTACACAAGCAGCAGATGTTGATTACATCGAGTGTACAGCAACGTTTAAATATAGAAGTTTTAAAATTAATTAATGAACATTAAAAAGTTTTTAGATGCCGCAAGGGCAGGAATAGTTACGGTTGAGTTTAAAAAGATCGATACAGGTGAAGTGAGAGTTATGCCATGCACACTTAACTCTAAAATATCAAATCAAAACATTGAAATCAAAGAACAAAGTGGTGACACTGATCATTTGGTAGTGTGGAGTTTAGATAAAGATGCATGGAGATCATTTAGAGTGAATACGGTTATAGAATGGTATGTTGGAAGAGAGAAAAAGAAGAGCAATAAAGGAAGCAGTAACTGATACAGTAATAGGTACAGCTATAATGTTTCCACTAAACTATTTGGTGGTGTATGTTACGCTTGACCTGTTGTCTTTTAATTCGTTTCAGATTACAATATCATCTACGGTAACCTTATTCTTCGTAGCAGTATGGAGAAAGGCTACTATTAGATTATACTTTGAGAAAAAATATGACGCTAGAACAAATACAGGAACTGTGGAGCAAGGACGCTCCAGTTGATAGAACTGAACTAGCTAATGAAGCTAGTAGGATTCCTCAACTACATTCTAAGTACTTTAAGATATTCTCTACAGAGAGATTACTACTTAAGAAATTAGAACAAGAGTCTAAACAATTATGGAAAGACTTATGGGAATACTATCAAGGCAACTTTGATTATGAAGAACTTAAAGAAAGAGGTTGGGATCAAATCAATCAAAGAATCTTAAAAGCAGACTTAGGTATTCATATTGATGCTGACCAGAATTGGATAGACAATAATCTCAAAGTTGCATATCAAAAAGAAAAGGTAGACTTCTTAGAAGCTATCATCAAATCATTAAACAATAGAGGATTTAATATCAACGCAGCAATCCAATGGGAAAAATTTAAAGTAGGTATCTAATGTACAATGCACTAGAATTTCATAATACATTTACGTCACATGGAAGTGATAAAGAACAGCATGGATATGGTATTGTGTATAAAGATGCATTCAAAGATTTTGATAAGGAATCTCAATTTAAGATAATTGAAATAGGTATACTATTTGGAGCTAGTATTAGAGCTTTGAGTGAGCTTTTTCCTAATGCTAGAATTCTTGGTATGGATATTAACCAACACAGTGGGTTAGTAACTAGCTCATTTAGTAAGAATGTGAATATTCTTTTTGCTGATAGTACAAAAAGACAAATATATTCTCATTATCGTGAGCAGTATTTTAAAACAGATTATGATATTATCATAGATGATGGAGAACATTCTGCTGCTTCTCAAATAGCAACATTTTATAATTGTAGAAATAAATTTAAAAAGTGTTATATTATTGAAGACATTTTGGGTGATGACCAATACGAAGATTTATCAAAAATGATAACAAGTTTAGGGTTTAAGTTTGATACGCATGTAAGTACAAGGTATGACAATGATCCACCTTGTAGAGCTATTACAATATGGAAACATTAATAGTTAAAAAAGTAAACGAAGTTTATATGGAAGTAGATTGTGATGGTGGCTCCTGTTGGGAACTACAAGACTACTTTACGTTTACTGTTCCTGGTATGCAATTCATGCCAGCAGTTAGAAATAAGTTTTGGGACGGTAAGATAAGACTGTTCAATCCTCAAACAAAAAGAATCTATTCTGGATTACTACATCACGTACAAAAGTTTTGTGATGAAAGAGATTACAACTTAGTAATTGATCCAGCTTATGCAGATCAAGAGTTTAGTTTAGCAGAAGCTAAAGACCATATTAAGAAATTACATTTACCATTTGAGGTCCGTGATTATCAGATGGATGCATTTGCTCATGCAATGAAGAAGAAGCGTTCCTTGATGTTGTCACCAACCGCAAGTGGTAAATCTCTTATCATATATCTTATAGCATCGTACCTAAGAAAGAGAACATTAATTATTGTTCCAACTATATCATTAGTACAACAAATGGCTGGAGACTTTAAGTCATATGGTTATCAAGCCGAACCACATTGTATAACAGCAGGTGTAGATAAAGAGACAGATAACTTACTTACTATTAGTACATGGCAATCTATACACAAGATGCCTAAGAAGTGGTTTGAGCAATTTGATTTAGTTATTGGAGACGAAGCTCATTTATTTAAGAGTAAAAGTTTGACTTCAATAATGACTAAGACTGTAGGTACAGAATATAAATTTGGATTTACTGGAACACTAGATGGCACTACAACACATAAATTAGTGTTAGAAGGATTGTTTGGTCCTGTAGAGAAAGTAACCACTACCGATGAACTAATTAAGAAAGGTACGTTAGCAGAATTTAATGTCAAGTGTTTAGAGTTACAGTACCCTGATGAAATAAAAAAGATTCATTCAAAAGATAAATACCAAGACGAAGTAGATTTTTTAGTAAGGAACGAAGCTAGAAATAGGTTCTTAAAAAATTTGGCAATAAGTCTACAAGGTAACACATTGCTGTTATATCAATTTGTTGAGAAGCATGGTAAGCCTTTGTACTTAGAAATAAAAAATGCTATTGACAATTCTGTAGAAAAAGATCGTCCAGTATTTTTTGTATCAGGTGAAGTAGATGGAACTGCTAGAGAAGAAATAAGAGCATTAGTAGAGCAACATGATAATGCAATCATTGTTGCTAGCTTTGGAACATTTAGTACTGGAGTAAACATTAAGAGATTACATAACATAATATTCTCTTCTCCAAGTAAGTCAAGAATAAGAGTATTGCAAAGTATAGGTAGAGGATTAAGAAAAGGTGAAAACAAAGAGAGTGCAACCCTTTTTGACATAGCAGATAATCTACAATGGAAAAGTAAACTAAACTTTACTCTTCAACATTTTGCTGAAAGAATAAAAATGTACAACGAAGAAAAGTTTAAGTATAAAATTTATAAGGTAGCGTTAAAGGAATGACATTAAAAGATAACATAGCAACAATAAAGTTAATGTCAGGTGAAGAGCTACTGGCAATTGTACAAAAATCTTCTAATCCTTTACACGTCAAATTAATTAATCCAGTATTAGTTCATAAACAAAATACAATGGCCGGTCCAGTTTTATCTGTTTCACACTGGTTAATGTTTACAAAAGAAAATGAAATCGTAGTGGATCGTAAAAATATCGTTGCCTTAAAATACGGAATAGAGGACAATGCAATAGAACACTACCTCAAGTTTACCCGCGATAGAGGTGATTTTTTAAACTTTAAGAGTCCTAAGATAGAGGAACTTTTAAAACAACTAGGAGAGAAAGCATTACAACATCAAGACGAAGATTTTGAACTAGAAGTTGAACTACAACCAGATGTTGCTAATACTACTATACACTAATGCCAAGAGCTAAGTCAGAACATTATGTAGATAACAAAAGACTATACGCAGAGATGGTCGAATACTTAAACGGTGTCAAAGAAGCTGAAGAGTCAGATTCTACACCTCCAAGAATACCTGAGTACATTGGGGAATGTCTATTGAAAATCTCAACAAGACTTTCTACTAAACCAAACTTCATCAACTATACTTATAGAGATGAAATGATAAGTGATGGTATTGAGAATTGTATCAACTATATTGGTAACTTCAATCCCGAGAAGTCTACTAATCCATTTGCATACTTTACTCAAATTATATATTATGCATTCCTTAGAAGAATTCAAAGAGAAAAGAAACAACTATACATCAAACACAAATCATTAGAGAGGAG